GTCCATCGAGTTGCGGATGAGCTCAAACGACTGCTTCGTCGCCGCCTCCTGGTTGTTGTCACGCTCGTGCAGTCCAACCACCTGATTCTTCAGGACCTCGACATCCTTCTTGATGTCGGCGATGGCCCAGATGACCATTCCCGCCTGAATCAGAATTGTCAGAATGAGCCCCAAGGGCACCTTCTTATCGAGGTGCCAACCCTCGTTTATGGTGGGTGTCGTCATGGGGTTCTTTCGTTGTGGTTACAAGGTATCTCCGCGCATCTGGGCGAGGGTTTCATCGTTCAGAGAGGCGAATTCCTTCTGACTCATGTTCATGACGGCGCGGGCGTCGATCCGACCGCCACCGGCCTTGTCCGAGTTCAGCCCGACCTTTGCCAGGCTGGGCGGCTGCTTGGCGACGGCGTCTGCAACCTTCTTTACGGCAGCAGTCTTACGCTCGGCGGCTACGTCCTTCTCCGTCACACGCGGTGCGCTGGTCGTAGCGACCTCCTGCTTCGTGGTGCGGGGCTCCACGATCAGCTTGACAGCCTTCTGCAGCGCCTGTGTCGGGGTCAGCCCTTTCATCTCGTAGGCGGACTTCAGGTCGGCGACTTCGGCCATGGCCTCTTCGTCGTAGTCAGCGTGATCGGGGTTCAACGTCGGGAATGCTGCTTCGATGCGCTCCAGCGAGATGTTGTATCGGGCACGCTCGGTGTTGCGGATCTCGGCGGCATGGATCTTCATGTCGCTCTTGGCCTCGGCCATCTCGCGCTCAGTACGGCGGATCTGGGCCATCAGGGCTGTGGCCTTGTCGATCTCGCCGTCGGTCAAGAGGGAGGCGTACTCCTTCTCCATCTTCATGATGTTGTTCTCGGCAGCGGTCAGCTGCTCGTTGAAGTCCGCGATCTGTCCGCCCTGCTGGTACTGGGCCAACTTTCTCTCCAGGTCAGCCCGGTGCTCGCGCTCCTTCTCAAGGATCTCCTTGTGGCGGCTCAGCGGGATGCGGCTGTCCTTCTTGGCCTTCTTGTCGTCGGCTTCGTCCTTCTCGGCCTCCAGCTCAGCGGTCAATTCTTCGACCGCAGCATCGGCAACGACTTCGGGATCTGTTACCTCGGCGGCGGTGTCCTCAGGGATCAGGTCGCCACGATCTACTACTTCTTCAGGGATGATGTCTTCTGGCATAGTGCGCTTTCTAAGTTAGACCTTCGATTTCGAAGGCGAGGTGGGTTTCTCGGCAGCGGCTGCTGCCTCCTGTGCTGCTTTTACGCGGGCGTCGGCCCGTTTCTGCTGCATATCCTGAGCTTTGAGCTGCTGATCGCCAGCTACTTTCTCCCGCTCCAGCGCGTGCTCGCGCTCGGCCAGACTCATCTTCTGCTGGGCCAGGCGCTCGTCGATGGACATCTTGTGCTGCGTGGCCTGTGCCTTGACCTGGACCTCAGCCATCTTGGCCTGCCCTGCCCCATCGTCCTGCGGGCCGTCCTCCAGCTCCTGTGCCTTGGCGAGGGTCTCACGGGTCTTGGCCTGCTTGAGCTGGCTGTCCGCGCCCTTGACCTGCGCCTCAGCCTGAGTCTTGGCGACCTCTGCCTGCTGGCCCTGCACCTGCAGCTGGCGCTGCTGCTGGGCCTCTGGGCTCTGGCTCTGCTCCTGCATCTGCTTGATGATGTCTTTCTTGTTCATCAGGCGGCTGGCGTCGATCAGCACACTGTCGGGCAGCTGGATACCCATCTCGCGCAGGGCGCTGGCCTGTTCAAACTGGCTATCCTCGAGCGTCTCGCGGCGCGGTACGGACGTCACGACAACGTCGTACTCGCCCAGCGTCAGGTCGTTGAGGATCTCTTGATATGGGCTCTCTGGCGGCTCCATGCCGGTCTCAGGCTGCGGGTTGGGCTGATTGACGCTGAAAGTCTCTGACTCGCCTGTGGCGTGATCGTGGGTGATCGTCATCAGGCGTTCTTCAGAGTAGAACTCCTGTACAAGGTTAAGGATGTTCCGCGCCAGGATGAAGTCCGTGCGCGTGAGGTTGTCGAGAGGCTTGACCAGATTGGTAGATCCCGCCTTCTGTTTAGCCTGGATCGCTTTCGCTGCCACGTCCGCTCGATCCATGCCCTGCATCGAATCAGAGATACCGGATATTGTCTTGATAGACTCCTCGGCCTTGTAGCTGATGCGATCAAGACCCTGAGGTACCTGGTTCGGTGCAATCTTTTGTACGTCCTTATCCGGGTCACCGTTGACTTCAATAACAAGACCTGTTTGCGCACCTTTCTCCTCCAGTTCCTCGACCGTCATGTTCGTCAGCGCCCCGGCGCGGACCTTGTAGCCGCTGTTGGCCGTGGTGTTGACCACGTGCAGCTCTTGGGACGTGACCTTGTTGAGCAGCTCCTGCGGGCCAAGGAGGTTCTCTACCAGCCCGATCGTGCGGCCCCGACGGAAGTGGGGGAAGTACGGGACGATCGTGAAGTGCTCGTAGGGGCTCCAGTCACTGTGCAGCTCGACGTTGTCGGCCATCACGTACCACTTGATGCGCCGCACCAGCTTCGGGACGACCTGAAAACCGTAGTTCTGCACGAACAGAGCGATGCGGTTGCGGTCAAACTCCTCGGGGATGGGTCTCATGTCCCCGGTTTCGGGGCTCAGGAAGTGCTTCTGTTTGTCCAGCGTGCGGAACTGGCGCTCAATGACCCGGATGTTGCGCAAAACCGACGAATTGTCGAAGTTACCCGAGTACATCGGGTACTGGCTGTACCCGAAGCGGTCCCGATTCATCTGGATACTGTCGTATCCGTACGGGAAGCTGCTGCGGTCCTTGTTTCTGAGCAGTTCAGCGTCCTCTTTCGAGTACAGGACGGCAATATCGTCCGCTGTGCACCATTTTGTGTAGAACACTTCCGACCAGGTGTCCGGATCGTACTCTTCAGCGTCCGGATCGACCATTACGTTCTTGGCGTTGAGGCTGTTGACCCGTACTTCACCCTCCATGCTGTCGCCGTACTCGAGGCGGACGTCCAGAAAGCCCCGGCTGGTGATAATTCCATCGGCGAACATGTCGCTGCGCTTCCAGTCGAGCTGGTTGTTGTCGCTGATCTGGCGAAACACCTTCGTCAGGATGTCTGCGGTGGCCGCAGGCGCTCCAGAGCGGGGCCGGAAGCTGATTTCCGAGCGGTTGTTGATCTGCTCGCCCATCACGTTGCTGACGGTGCTCAGAATCTTGTTGACGGTGATCACAGGGCGGCGTACAGCTTCCAGAGCGGCTCGATCCGCCGTGTCCCACTGCTCACCCCTGAAGAACCTCTCACACTTGTCTGCCTTCTCGGCGAACTTCGTGTGGCCGTTGTCGCGGACCCATGCGTAGCGCTGCCACGTCTTGTATGTTTCTTCGGCGTTTACAGGCATGGTCGTGTCCTACTTGAGAAAGCGCAGCTTGTAGAGGGTCTGAGCAGTCAGCTCCTCCATCTCTGCGAGGATGTTCAGTAGTGCCTGAGAGTCGTTGTCCTCCTTCTGCTCCTTGCGGACCTGCAGCAGGTAGGCGGACAGCAGCGGTACTGGTCCGCCTGAGGGGAGTGAGACCTTTGGCCAGCTGGCGACCTGATCGTTCAGGCCCATGTAGACCTCGGCGTACTTGTCTGTCAGCTCGGTGATCGTGTCGTAGAACTCGCCCAGCGCCATGTGCTGCGCGTATGATTTCGAACTTAGATGTAAGAGATGAGCTGCCGTGCGTACGGCGAAGCTCTGGGCGATGAAGTCCGGGCAGCTCACTGTTGTGTCTCCGCAACACCTGATGCCTGGCGCAGGTTCATCAGCATCGTCTCAAGGAACTTGACGCCGTGCTTGTCCAGAGCCTTCTTGTTCCAGTGAAAGTGCGGCATGCCCTCGCCGCTGTCCAGTACCGCCAGCCCCTGTGCCACGGCAGCCAGACCTATCTCCATCGACGGGATGCCCACCTGACAGATCGCGTCAGACAGGCTGTAGGCCATGACGTTGAACGGCAGGCTCACGCCGCCATGAACGACCGCTGGTTTTGAAACTTCAGTTTGTCCCGCCATGATGGTGGCTCCTTCACGCGTGGTTTATGGGGCGGCTGGCGACCGATAGCCATCTGGGTCATCCATGCCATCGAATCCACCTGGTCGTCGTGGACGCCAGCAGGAAATCTCAACATCTCGAGGCGAAGAGAGTCGTACCACTCTCCGTGCTGATTAAAAGACACCATCCCCTGCTGCATCCGTCCCTGCAGCGGTCGTGCCCGAGCCATCTTGTCGGTGATGGGTTTCAGGACCATGATGGAGGGGTAAACCCCACGTTCTCTCATTCGTTTCTTTAATAGAGCTTCGATTGCGCGGTAAATTTGACCGTCTTCAAACCCGAGTAATAGGTTTGGACTATACCATCTCTCACATAGATTGAGGATTGCTTCGACCATAAATAAGCTGTCGCCGGACTTAAACCTCATGATTTCCGCCACGTGCAGCACATCCGAGTCGTCCTGCAGCCCTACGGTTCCGACCGTGAAGTCGTTCTGTTTCTTGGTGCTGATAGCAAAGTCCCATGCTATATAGACGTTGGCAGCGGTCTTGTCGGGGATGGCGTCGCGCTTGAACATGTCCTTTGTGAAGTACGCCCCGTCGTCGGGCACCGGGTTCTGCTGGTACAGGGCGCTCCACCACCGGCCACCTTTGTTCTGGGCCTTGATCCGGTTGAGCTTCTCCAGGTCGTAGCGGTCGGGGTGCAGGGCCTCCCCTTCGAGGCGCAGGAGCCGGGCATCCGGGTGGTCGGGCTTCTGGTCGACTATGAGGCGGGTGTCTGGGTCATACCACTCGTCGGAGGTGGCGATGGCCGGGTACTTGATGACCTCGAACTGGTCCACGTGCTCATCATCGTGGCCCTCCTTCATCATCGTCTGCAGCCGCCCGCTCAGGTCATCATCGTGCCACCACGTCTGGATAACTAAAACTCCCCCTCCCGGCGCCAGACGCGTGTAGGCGGTAGAGTTGTACCACTCCCAGACCTTTTCGCGCTGGTCAGCTGAGTCTGCTTCCTCCGCGTTCTTGACCGGGTCGTCGATGACAAGGACGTGAGCGCCCTTTCCAGTAATAGGACCCCCAATACCGGCAGCAACATAGCCACCCCGAGCACCTTCCAGCGCCCATTCCTCCGTACTCTGGTTCTTAGGATCGAGCTGGGCACCAGGAAAGACTTGCGCATAACTAGGGTCCTCAATAATCTGCTTCACCTTGCGGCTAAAGCCCATCGCGAGGCTCACGTTGTACGAGCAGGCGATGATTTCATGATCTGGATACTGGCCCATGTGCCAAGCGGGGAAGTTACGGGAGGCAATCTCTGACTTGCCGTGCCGGGGCGGCATCAGCAGCATCAGACGTGGATTCTCTCCAGCTGCGACGGCTGCGGAGAAGCGCTCGAGGCGCTCACATATGTCCTGGTGCACCCAGCCAACCAGATACTTCGGGTTGATGCGCTGGATAAAGGGAATGAGGCGTCGTCGGGCGAGCAGCCGGGAGGCTATCTCAAGTTCTGCGGGGCTAGGTACCGCTGACATCTTCTATCAGAGGGGCTGGCGCTGGTAGCTGCTTGCCCTTCTCTATCAGTTCGAGGAGCTCGGCGTCGGTCATGGCCGTCAGTGAGCGCATGGTGACGTTGCCTGTAACGTCCAGCTTTACACGGGTCTCGACCGGAGCGTAGTAGCCGCAGAGTTTCCCGACCTCTCGCCACCCGGCAATCATGTTGGCGGGGTCGGCCATGAGTTTTGCCATGTCGATGGCTTCCTTGATGCCGTCGAGCACCTGCTTGCGGGACATCTCCGCTGTGGCTTCGTAGGCGGCTGCGTACTCGGCTTTGAGGGCCAGGACGTTGGGCATCCGTGCGAGTCGGTAGCCCAGCCCGTCGTCTGCGTAGCCTGCATCCAGACAGGCTCGACCTATCGAGTTGCCCTTGGCCCAGCTCTGGACGAAGGCTTTCTGTTTCTCGGTGAGCGGTTTGTCGGGATCTATCTCGCTGGCGCTGGCTGCTGATGCTGTGGACTTGGTGGCTAGGGCGCGGACGACGTCGACGCCACGTTTCTCGGCGTTCTTCCCGCGTGTGTTGGCCTTGACGAAGTCGTCCTTGGGTGCCAGGTCGTGCATCTTCTTGGCGCGTTGAGACGGGTTAGCCATACGTGCGGTCATGGGGCGCATTCTAACTTAGAGTTTAGATTTTGAAAATTTTATAAAAAATTTTATGGGTACGGGGATCTGAGTCTCCCCTCCCGGATACCAAATCCGACACCCCCCGGTTCGGATTCGCTTCGCTCACCTCCCGGAAGGGGACCCTAACCCCTAAGTCCACGGGCGCTGGGCGCCCGTCTTGCGAGAGCCTTCGGCTATCTCGCCAACAACCAGGAGTCAGTAATGACCAAGACACTCGGCATGACCTTCGGTCACGCACTCGGCAGCTCCGCTGCACACACCGGCCACTTCGTGGCCCTGACAGCCACCGGCATCGCACGCTTCGCGGGCGACACCGGTAAGGGCGCAGTCATGGGCTACGCCCAGACCAGCGCCATCCGCTTGGCTCAACGCCAAGCACGCGCTGCTGCGCGTCAAGCAGCCGGACAGCCCGAGATGCCTATCGGCATCCTCGTGACAGCCTAAGGGCAAGGGGCTACGCCCC